ATCTCTGCTCAGGTCGGCGCCTCAAAGGCGATGGTGAATCACCTCAAGCAGATCGCACACATCGATCCGATGCGTGACTGGGAGCAAGCATTTGTTGAAGCTCACGCCGCTGCGTCGACAGGCAAGATCCCAAGAATACGTGTGAGAGGACATGCTCAGGAGCTGGAGATCCAACAGGCAGTCGAAAACCTGGGCAAAACAAGGGACCCAATCACGGGCCAGCTCGAAGACAATCAATTCATAGGGGGATTCCATGACTGATAGATATCTACATAACGCATTCCTTCAGATTGGTAAAGCAGAGAAGCAGTATTCTCAGCGCGATTACCTTAATGTCATGAGCGAGTTGTCCGCCTTAAGAACGGATTCTTATTGGCCATCACGTAAAGAGTTGACAGCACACTTCAACAAAGCAATCTCACCATACGGCTATCCAAACTATCAAAAAATTTGTCACAAGGCAGCAGTTACTTTATACTCAGCTCATTTCTGTTTCAATAAACTTAATGATGTTAATTATGAACCAGATAGAAAATTTGTTCACCTTGACGGAAGCACTGGCGACCTTCTGATTCACAAAATTAGTTTCAACAAAGATGAGTTAACGGCGCCGGTCCTTTACATAACGGATGCCTTAGGAGAGGCTTTATTCCAAACGAAAAGTCCTGCTGATATCGATTTTACACAAAGAATATATAACAACTTCCTCATCATATTTTCAAACCAGTTCGAGAGAATCCGTTGGGTGAATGTCTGTTTCGATGGAGAAACATCGAGGCTCAGGTGTAACTTTACATTTCAGTATGAAGGAATAGAAATGATGTGGACCCAAACGGTAGCGTTTATGGGACAGCAAATTGATGAAGAAGTTTTGATGCTTGAAGCGAAGTACAACTGTCAAAGAATTGATTGGTTTTTCACAAGCACAATGGTTTTGTCGAAAGACGCCGATACCGAAGCCTGGGACGAAGTAGCTGATAGGGCAAATAAATGCAAAGATTTCGCACATAGGCTTTCACACGATGTGCTTAGTTTCGTATGCAATTTGATTTTTTTATCACAACAACAGCCGGAGATATTGACAGTACAAGACAGCCGCAGCAAATATGTTGCCACTGATGATAAAGGTTTTAAATCAACGAAAATTAATAAACAACCCCAGGTTCATTGGCTTGGAGAAAACTTCACGACTAGGGTCGTTCGTGCAGCTGAAGTAGAAGGCGAAAGACAGGTGGGTAGTCCTAAAAGATCTCATTGGCGTAAAGGCCATTGGCACACAGTCTTACAAGGACCGGGAAGAAAACAGAAGCACATGAGATGGTTTCAACCCACCTTTATACGAGGTAACGGCGGATGACTTAATCACTATCAGGTCCAGCACACTTTACATTCCAAACGGCAAAACACAATGACAACCACCAACAGCACCACCGAAGCCAAAGCACACACCGAGGGACAAACCTGGGAGGAGTTCCTCGCTGAGGATGTCGATTTGATCAAGCTCCAAAAACAACGGGAAGAGCTCGAAGAACAAATTCGTTCTTATGAGACCGACATCAGCACGAAAGAGTGGACACTCTTGTCACACATCGAAGCGCATGACATCCTCCAGAGCAAAATGTTTGACATGCAAAACGAAAGTGATGGCGATGATGCTAAGTATGAACGCCTACAAGAAATGGTGACTGATCTTGAAAACAGACGGTACGGGTTGTATGAACAACTTGGCAAAGTAGCTCGTCACCGTGCCGATATGAAGGCGCAGTACGACAGCATCAACACCAAGTGTGGTGACCGCTGGAAGGTAGTGCGCCAGCTGTTCGACGGCGCATAATCCACGGGGCGGAGCCGGTTAAGTTTGGCCGACTATCACGCTGCCGGGACATGCTGTCCACTACTCGGACCACGTGGTGGGTCACGTTGAAGGGGTAACTTCAACTACAGCCTCTGTCCCGAGATCCCTAGGTTCCCGTCGAGGAATGCAGGTGGCTCCATGGGCATGACCCTACATCGGCCTGCATCAAGCGTGTGCTCGTAAGACCCCTCAACATCCAACCCCAGCTCGAGACCCTATGACCAAACCGATCAACCCAACTGAAAACAGGAAGTTCGAGGTCAACGACAGGGTGTGTAAGCGTCCTGTTCGTAACGCCATCGCCACTCCCAACACACCTGAGATGAAGCCAACTAGGAAGGGCATCATCGTCTCCCGTAAGCAAGTCAAGCAGCGCAGCAAGACTGCTGTTGCTGGTCACGCTCTCCGTTGGCAGAGCGAGATCCGCTGGGACGATAGCGAGAGAACTGACTGGGTGGATGACATCCGCATCATCCACGAATCTGAACTGCAAACCCACCTGAGCTGAACATGGAAGCCAAACGCAACTTCGAGATCGGACAGCGCATCGCTGAACGACCCACACGCAGCGTCGGTAAGAACAACGCTATGCCTTGCAAACGAGGCGAGGTGATCGATATCGAGGAGTACAAACAGAAGTCCAAGCGTGCCAAGGCTGGCTTCTCACTTCGAAAGCGACTACATGTGAAGTGGGATGGAAGATCGGTTGTCGAAAAGGTCGACGTATTTAGAGTGATTCATGAACACGAGCTCAGCGCTGAAGCTGCACTCGCACGCATGGAGGTTTGATGATGAAGCTGATTGACGCGACCCGTCTTCTTTGGGTTACGCCAGAGGCTGAGCGACTGATTGTCAAGACTGCGCGAGTCAGTGCTCCGCAGAACGAAGACAACTTAGCTACGGGTCCGCGTCTTCTTAAGTACTTGATCAAGCACAAGCACTGGTCACCATTTGAGATGGCAAACATGTGCTTAGAGATCCACACCCAGCGTGACATCTCAGCTCAGATCATCCGTCACAGAAGCTTCTCATTCCAAGAATTCTCACAGCGTTATGCCGAGACTGAACAAGCAAAGATTCCAAAGTTCCGGCGCCAGGACTCACGCAACCGTCAGAACTCAATTGATGATCTCACTGACGAACAGATTGATCTGCTTGAGGAGCTGACTTACAAGCACATCAAAGAGGGATACGAGCTCTATCAAACGATGCTCGAGATGGGCGTGGCCAAAGAAACAGCACGCCGTCACCTTCCAATGTGCAGCCCCACAAGGATCTACATGAACGGAACACTACGCTCATGGATCCACTACATCGATCTCAGGACAGATCCAGGCACGCAGTGGGAGCACCGCACCATCGCCAACCAGGCGAAGATCATTTTCGAACAACAATTCCCCGTCATCTCTGAAGCACTTTGGTATGAAGCCTGAACATCTACGTGATCTCACTACGTGTGAGAAGTGCGGGCGCACCGCCAAGGTGATTGAAAGCAGGCGCGTCGACATGTCCAACTCGAGGCGGCGACGTTTCGAATGCACGAGCTGTGGCCACAGGTCAACTCGGTATGAAGTGTCAGCTGCTTTCTACAATCAATCCATTGAGAACGAACGTGTCCTCTACCAGTTAAAACTATATATAGATAAGAAGTCTGGAGTTATAAACAAACACATCAGAGATTGCAACACCTGTGAATACAATGAAGGAAACAAGTGCAATCTGGAAGTACCTGAGTTCGCTACAGAGGAAGCAACCAATTGCACGTACTATCAAATCAAGAAGTGGAGAACGTCCCCTGGGAAACAAAGTTCATCGGCGGCAGCATAGTTCTGTTGTTGGTTGTCATCTGCTGGTTCATCTATTACATCATTAAGAACGACGGAATTTAACCAAACCCTGACATTCGTGCTAACTTTAATTATCTTCCGGTTCAAACAATCGTGAGATGCCCTGTCAGTGGAAGCAGGTTAGGGAGCGTCAACGCATAAGCGGCTCCCATTCCAAAAATACTTTCGCTTGAGGCGATTTACTTTCGTTTTTGGCCCCCCCTATGGATAAGGAGAAGCTAAGAGTAGAGATTCTTGAAAGTATCTATGAAGACTACGCTGATCGTGAAGTGCTCCCACACTACGGACTGATCCCCGACTGGTATCTGAGGTACAAAGATCTCAGTAAACTGGTCATCGAATACTTGAACATGCCGTGATCAGCTCGATCTTCTCCTTCTTCTTCGCAGCTCTCATGTGGACCCAGGTCCCACAATGGAATGACGACTGGTCAAAGTGTGCTGTTGATGTTCCCGATGTCGATTGTCATTGGTATGTAGTCGACCCCGACAATACTTTTGGAGTTGGATACAACAAAGAGACCGCCCCACTGTTTAGTGTGGAGGGTCTCCTTGATATCAGCAAGATGAAAGATGTAATGCCGAAGCTTCAGTCCACCTCAGGACCTCGATAAAAGAAGAACTTACTGTTCTCTCGTTCCTTAGCTGCGATCTCTGCACCAGCAAGTTTAGAGAGGTGCTCCATCACCTTGAGGGTGTCCTCGACTGAGGCCCAGTCAGGAAGACGGCTATGCACCTCATCGAACAGAGGGAACCACTTGTCTGCGAGTTCCTTGATCTCTTCGAGGGTGAGGGGCTGGCCGCGTTTCATTCAGCTGCAGTCAATTGTCTTGCAAGCCATGATACGCCCCTCCTTGACGTCCTGCATCACAGCCAGGTTGTATTTAGTCTTTTCGCGGAGCTGACGCTTTTTCTTTGCAGTTGTGTATTGGATGAAGGCGGGTTTCATTTGTATTCTGTAGCTATTGATACAGCAATCATAACGCCGGGATGCTCGTGAGAGAATAATGACAGGAGGTTTGCCCTAAGTGAAAAATTTTTAGTTGGTTGTCGATTCTATAGGCGTACCGTTCAGCTACGTCCATGCACGCCCCCCAAAGCTCAGATCAGTTTCTCCTGAAAATGGCTGCGTCCGTCAGAAAAAACGACCTGCAAGGATTCTGTTTTCATGTACAGACGGGAGTTGCTCAGCTCGGTCAAGAAACAATTGCGACTGACATGAACGAACGGTTGCCTTTGATCCTGGATGTTCAATACATTCCAACTCTATTGAAATTCCTGGCCGGCGAAACCTACTTTGATGCCGTTAAGAGTTTTCTGGCTGAAATGATAAAAGTGCTTTCCACCATGGGCTTCACTTTTGGCGTTGATTACAGCTACGGACAAAAAGAAGACGGCACTCCCTGCTTGCATATGACTAAAGATACCGCTGACAAGGTCGTGGATATTTACATGCCACATGCCTGGAAGCAATGCTCACCGTATTTGGTTTTGAGATGAAGTACAACATCTGGAACGCTATTGCCTACGAAGTGACAGTGATGCTGATCAACTTCGATGCACGCTGGATGAACAACAAGATTGTGAACATGATTAGAGCTCACAGCTTTGTCGACTGGTGTGAATGGAAGACTGAGCAAACCATGGAAGATGTCGACGCCCAGATCGAGGCCCTGCACATGCTATGGGACAGGGAGGATGACGACTGGCGTGATGTGATCATCGAAGAAGATGAGGAAACAGGAGCAATCTTTGGCTACACCTTCGAAATCAAATCAGATTTTGATAAAACTAAGGATGACTAAATTAAACTATGTGGGATGAATCTTCACACATACGCAATCAGAACAATGAAAGAGGACGGCTGCTTAGTGGAAAAGCGCTTTCAAGCTATCGTTGAAACTCTCGAGACTGCGTATCGATGTCTTGAAGATTTGATGGACGATCCACTGTTCCTGGACACAATCCACGGTGATCAAGAACTAGCACTAGATCAGGCTCTTGAGCTGATCGACGGTATCAAATACAACTTTGAGCCGGAATTCATACTTCCTCACATTGCTGACACCGACCGTTTCGGCAATGCCGATGTATCATGAGGGGGTAATCCGCACCAGTTCAATGGGTCTCTTTACTCCCAAAGACCAGTTGCGTGACATGCAGCAACATTACGCTGCACAGTCGCTGCTAGGTGGCACACGACGCCCTGATCAAGAGTCCATGCTCCTCCAAAGCGTGGCCGCTAGTCTCCTGCTCGGATCACCTGTCACTGTCGTCGATGACGACCTGCTTGAAGATGATCTTCTCGATGACGATCTTATGTTCTGACTCTTAACCATTTTTCCGGTTACGCGTCCGCAGCCATTGTTACCGTTAGGAGTGCAAACTCCAGTGGTAGCAATGGTTTTTTCAATGGAAACTTGGTTGCAGTGTGTAAGAGTATTCACCGCATAATGAGATACGCGAACGAGATATCTGCAATGAAAGCAGCGAGCGAAACGACGCAAGGCGTCACCTTGGCATGGGCCGTCCTAAGCCAGAACCAGACCACCGGCAAGTCCGAAGTCGTGAAGATCACAGGCCATGAAGAGGCCGATGCGTACGTCCAAAACAATCCCGATCTGTACTACAAGTCTGGCCCGTTCGTAGTCTGAGGCTTAAGACTGTCTTTCTGGTTGGGTCAACTTAGATTGCTAATTTACAGGTGCTGAAAAAACCTGATGAATTCTCCTGCAATCTCGTCCTGGGTGGTGCTTGTGTACCACGTAGATCAGGACGCACACGCAGCTCATTTTCCCAGCTTCGATAAGGCTGAAGACTTCGCTAATGATGTGAGGGTCGCCAGTAATCTTTGCGTAAGTGAACCGCTGCCTATCACTGCTACAAACGATCTTAGGCTAGCAATCTAAAAGCAATTTCATATTAATAAGAGCATGCTATCTTATGTGTAGCATGTTTTTTTATGCCGTGGCAGTAGTTCTTAGCGTATCTGTTCCAGAGGCTCTTCATACGAAGTGGAAGGAATCTGAAGTAAGTATCAGTCCCTCTGCACTGTTCCAAACTGCACTCGAAACTGAGCTCGATAAAACCAACCGGCACCTGGTTTACTGGAGCACTCGTGCATTGAACGCCGAGAAGAAGCTGAAGATGATCGAGAACCTCATCAAAGCAAAGGATAAAGATGTGAAAAAATTCTTACTATTCGAAAATGAGTCTTGATAAATGCGTAAACCAACCTTTGGAGTACAGGCTGCCTATCTCAAAAAACTAAAAGAGGACTCTTACATCCCCTGTGTGACATGGGACTCAGCTTTGAAAGCAGCAGAGTCTGAGATGAAAAGACAGGAAGAGGATATGAGTATCTGGAAAATACCACTTGACGGAGAGCCTATGCTTTGGTCACGTGTTGAACATAATCATATTCACAACGTAGAATAAAAACAATCTGGGATGAGACAATGCCTGATGTAGACAGCATTCAGCGTTATTTTCCGCTGATCCAAAGCAACACCGAGAAGTTATTTATTGCTTCCACGCTTGATGCTCTGCGCGATAAAGGATACGTACCGATGGACATGACGCAGGCTGCTTTTATCAAGCTGTGCTTCTCCAGGGGATTCAATGATTATTTGAAGGAGCTTGCATTTGATGACTGAACTGCGGACAGTCTTTACCAAAGACGAACTTGAGGCAATCTATGAAATAGTTGAGATGCGAAAGCTTTCTCTCGCATTCAACAACTGCTATGGCAAAGATTACGACATGCTTGGTTCTATTATGAAGAAGATAGAGGTCTCAATTAGAAACAATGATGCATGAAAATCCCAAGGTAACAATCTTACTGGGTAAAACAGTAGGCGCCGTTGGCGAGTCTTGTCCGACTGCGACTACTGACATCAAAGAAAACATCAAGAATCGAGACTGGACTATCAAGAACTTTGGGTACGGTCCACTCAACCCTGATGCACCAGACCCTGGCTTCTGGGAAGAAAAGGCTGAGCTTTGGAAGAGTGATGTTGACACAGTAAAGACCGCACGCTGTGGCAACTGTGCTGCCTTTGATCAAACCAAGAAGATCGTTGACTGCATGATCGAGGGGATCAACGAAACAAAAGCTGCTGATCCCTACGATGTTCAAGACTTAGCCAACCTTGGCTACTGCCAGCTATTCAAATTTAAGTGTGCAGCAGCACGTACATGCGATGCATGGCTGCACGGTGGTCCGATCGTCGACTGCGATTAATCTCGTTGGCGCCAATCAGCTGGCTTGTCGTCATGAAACCATTCCACGATCTGGTCGACGCTGTCGAATCCAGACTTGTGTTGCTGTGGATCAGGGTCGCCAAGATCCATTTGATTGAGGAAGTCATCGAGAGATCCTTCTTTCATCTCAGGATTGTTGGCAACACGACGAGCTCTGCGAAGCATCTCTCCTGCTGATCGATTTGCTTTGGCTAATTTGTCCGCCCAAATCATATCTTCAAGCTGAACTTCTTGACGGTCTGATATTCGCTTGCAAATGTATTCCAAACGCAAGCGATATTTTGAAGACAGCATACTGATATCTACACCTTATTTACTTTAGCCCTGTTTAACTAACTTTCATTTTTTATAAAGCCCTCTTCTTCCAACCATTCTCGGGTAAGAGGGGTGGGTGAGTAGTGCTCCCACATCTTCCCAGGGCCTGCACAAACCTCAAGCGCATCTAGAGTTTTATGTTCCACATACATTGCCCACATTGCTTCGGCTTCAAAGGGCAGCACATTCTCTGGATATGTTCTCTCCGCACCGCGACGAATCCAGTCGGGGACATCTTCTTCTGGTTGGATAAGAGCTGTAAAAGTATTGTCCAAAGTTCCTGCCATGCAATCTTGAGCTGTATGCCAAGCCTCATGACGGATGACCTGGATCATCTTGGTCGGTTGGTCGATGTAAAACTTGTTTAGAAAGATATTGTTCTTCCGCACGTCGTACAGACCACGCATCCGGAAGGCGAAGTACTTCTCGTCAGCAAGAAAAAGACCCGCACCCATCTTGTTCAGTGCGGTAATGATCCCCGTCAGCTCGGAGGCCGCGACAATATATTCCGGTCCTAGGTCTTCCCAGGTTTGTATTGCTGTGACATCCTCGGTGCATTCACGAAGCATCATGCAACCGACAGAATCAAAGCTGCGCCAGCTCTTGACTTTATCTTCAGCAAGGACAGGAGATGTAAAAGCAGCAGCTGCTAGCAGAGAAGCAAGAAACTTTTTCATGCAGATGATTTGAAAAAGATGTCTTACTTTAATCGTGTTAACTTTGGCCCATTTTTCTTTTCTCAGCCTTACTAACAGCCTTGCGTGCCTTCTTCGCACGCTCAGTATTCTCTACAAACTGCTTGCCTTTACGACTCTCGCGCTTCTTTTTATCGTCAGTCTTCTTACGTTCCGCCTTTGACATGGCAGCCCATGCCTTCTCGGGAAGGTAGCGCTCTGTTGATTTCTTGCCAGGTTCGATTGCTTTGTCAGCCATAAAAATATTCTAAGCTAAACATATTGTTCGTAACAATACTCAGGTGTCCTGGCCCTGTAGAGGCGTAACACATACCAACGCACCGAAGCGTTCTCTTTCTTTTGATAAAAAGGATCCTCATTCAGGCGCTCTACAGCTGCCCAATAATGATCACAGGTCATCTCCCAAGTAGAAACAGGCCCTGACTGAAGCGCAAGATAAATTGCGATCAACAGGCTCATTTATTGTCTTTTGCTTTCTTAAGCGTCTCGAGGATGACACCGAGCTTCTTTGCCTGGTTAGCATGCGTCCTCGATGCTTTCTCGAGCTCACCAATGATCGCGTCAATTTTTGAGTGTACGTTAGTCATCCTTCTTCTTCTCATACTCCTTTCGAGTCATCCACTTCTCCTTACCCCAGCGTTTGAGATCTTTTTGTTTTTTACTCTTGCCACCTTTGTAGCCTCCGCCTTTCTCCTTGTAGGCTTTGGCTAACATCTGGGCTTTACGAGCAGACCACTGACCGGGTTTGCCGCCTTTAGAACCAGCCATGATGCGGTCCTTGATGCGCTCACGCATCTCAGGCTTGGTGTAGCGAGAATCATCTTGTGCCATCTCACTATCATAAATTAAACACACATAAAAAAGCCCGGGCTATTAACCCAGGCTCATTGTTTTCTGTGTGAGTTAGAAGGAATACTTGACTCCCCCTTTTGCACCATAGCCATTCTCTACTGCAGTGACCAGGGACAATTCTCCGTAGATGCTGACAGATTCTGAGACGGCAACAGCACCGCCAGCTTTACCAGAGAACTCAAGGCCGCTATTGTCAGCTGCATCCACAGCAGAATAGGCAGGGCCGCCCTGAATGAAATAAGAGGTAGGACCGTTTTCACCTTCCCAGCCGACATGCAGCTCGTGCAGAGATGAATTGTAGTCAGAACCTGTGTACGACAGGTTGGTTTCCCAATTCAGGTAAGGACCTGCGAAAGCAGCGGGGGTAGATGCGGCGAGGGCTGCAGCTGCTGCAAGTAATTTCTTAAACACAGTCTTTAAAAAATAGTAAGACATTCAAAAATGTAGCCACACCTAATCAAAATTAAGCAATAGACAGTCAAAAAACTGAATGCTCTATTGATATCACGTAAAATAAATGAATATTAGGTAAATTGTATGGGAGCATCGCGTGTATATGAGCCCTCTTCGATCATGCCGCAACGTATGGCTGGCTCAAACCCTATTCAGCCAAGTTCGTTTGGTCCAGTAGGCGCCGATCCTCTAGGACGGGGTAGAGCACAACGCGGGGAAGGTCCTTTAATGGAAGAACAGCAGGACAAGAGGAGTGTCACTCAGCAAATGGTCAGGCAGATCAGAGACGAGGATGAGGGTAGAAAGCGAGATGCACTTGGCAGAGGGCGTCGTATAAAAGAGCGTGACGGCAAAAGGGGTGTTACCAAGCGAATGATGAGCCAAATTAGGGCACAGGAAGAGGCCAGGAAACGAGCAAACTGACTCAAGTTGTCAGGGGACGTAGAGTTATAAAAGGAGGAACACAAACATGAACCGATTTATTCCACCTTTCATTGCTTCTTTCCTTACTCTCGGAATGGTTTCACACGCAAAACCTGTGTCAGCACGCTTCGTCTGCGATGCCAAGGATGAACTGATGGCGACTGTGTACAACGATCCGTACTTCTCGGAGCCGCGCAATCACAAAAGTAGAGACCAGCTAATTATGAGGATCCTTCGCGCAGAAGGCGTCTGCTCAGAAAAAGATTAGCTGGCCTTATATTAAATGAAGCGATGAAGAATCAAAATGGCGAAGGAATCTGACCACCAGTCTGATACGGACGATAAGCAAGAGTCCTGTACTTTAAAGTCAGCTGAGGGCGGTGCCGGTTGTTCCAATCAAGGCGAGCAATCTCAGCCTGATCCTCTTTGTAATACTGGTTGCCCCTGTAAGTTAACTGAGTCATGAGTGCTCCTTTGAACTGACTCAATCATACGAATTTTGTAGCAATTAATACGGTTTATGTAGTAACACTTAATGTTAATACATAATAAAGATTCGGGGTGCAACCTCACCGATAGCGGTGCCGGCAAGGTTGTTCAGTTTCCAGGTGTGAGAAACAGCAAAAATCACACCTCCCCAGGGCCTGACGCTGTTCTTCTTCGGCCCCAGATGTATAATAGATGTATTAACTTTGTTCTGCATGGACCGTGTTATCAAAAACACAGCCGAAAATTATAGGCACGGTCTGCAGTGATTCCGGTACGCTCTCTATTGTTGATCCGTGCCTTATCAAAAGTAACAGGCCCGGTAAGGTCAAGTTTCCAAAGTGCAATCTCTACTCTTCGTTCGACACTGAAGTTGGAGACGGAGAGTTTCCAGTCTACGAAGTAAGGGATGGCGACGGTAAACTTAGGTGCATTGTTATAGGCATTGAATGAAATACGTTGATCCAGTCAAGAACCCGAACTTGTGGCTGGAGATGACAATCCTCAAGATGATTGAGGAACGTGAACCTGAAAACAATGAGGCGCTGACAGCAGCAATCAAGGCGATTGTTCACTGGCTTGAGCCTGGTCTAATAGATCAGTTATTCGGTGACTGGATCCAGGTCTACCTAAACCAGCTTGACGAACTAGAAAGCAGTCGAAATATCGCTGATCCGCCGTGTTCTCTAGAACCTTCTGAGGAGTGATCGGCATTATTTCGAAGTGATCTCGGATCTTGTCGTCCGGATAAGGAGGTCTGTGCCAGAAAAACTCCTTCGCATCTTCGTTAACCGTCCATTCGGGATGGTATCTTCTCCACCAGCTGAACGCACTGAATTGTTTAGCTGGATTACCAGAAGTGCTATCAATAACAAGAACATCGCCAGGGGCAAGGACCCAACGGAGACGAAGTACTTCCATAAAACCTCGTCGGATCGCTTTGATTCCGACCTTTCCATTAAACGCTCCGTCTAACGATCTTCTTCTTTTATTATTGCGTTTCCAGTACCAATCGTTAAGTTGCCGTCGCGACTTTCCAATAGCAAAGCCAGTGTTCCATAACCAATAGCCTGGTCGGTATTCGCAAACAGGTTGAATAAATATCTTACAAAGATGGTCGCCGACGACAAATGTAGTGCTTGTAAACTTGCGGCGTGTTCTATATGACATCGTGGAAGAATTACTAGCGATGATCCAAAGAGACCCAGAACTTTGGGAGCTCATGGAGCAGCTCAAGCACCAAGACGAAGAGCCCTCTGATTTTATTTTAAACGTCGCTCAGATGCTCGCAATCGAATTTGAGGATCTACACCGGACGGACCTGAACGACAAACTGGATGCACTCTTCGGGGGGCTGCCTGCTAAAGCTTTCGAGATGGTGCCTCTGTTCCTGCACATTGCTCTTGACATCTTCATGATGCGAGCGATCCCCGCAGACCACAAGGGGGGATGACCCGTGAAATCAGGATTTGTATTCTGCGACTTTGATAATCAAAACGTACTTTGCTATACCGAGGATCGGTCCACGGTGCAACTGCTACCTGTAGAGTCAGCGAAGAATCTTAACAAGGCCATCTGCCTCGGTGATCGAACGGAGATGAAAAATATTCGAGAACGCTTAAGGGCTAGTGACATCATCGACGGCCTCTATATCGTGAATATCGGGACCCTTTACAAGCGCTACTTCTGAATCCAATGCTGAGATATGCATGCGACATTGAGACTAACGGTCTCTTGCACGAACTCGATCGTGTGCATAGCTTGGTCCTAAGAGATCTTGATACAAACGAAGTCATAAGTTGTTCTAATGAGGGTAACTATTTGCCAGTGCAATTTGGCTTGAGTTTGTTAGAACAAGCCGACCTAATTGTTGGCCATAATTTTATTAATTTTGATATGCGAGGGATAGCTAAGGTCTACCCTACATTTAAAATTAAAGAAAATTGTGACATTCACGATACGCTAATTATCAGTCGTGTGTTGTCACCAGAAATGGAAACTGTCGACGCGCAGAAGTACACTCACATCGATAGTAAATACAAAGGAAGGCATTCATTAGCCGCGTGGGGTGAACGTCTCGGCGTTGAAAAAATAAAATTCACTGAGACGCAGACGAAAAAGACCGGGCCAAAGGAGAGCGTGTGGGAGAGGTGGTCGGAAGAGATGCAGGTCTACTGCGAACAAGACACATTGGTAACCAAAGTTCTATATGAGTACTTCCAGACGCAAGGGCTGGACCCAAGGTGTTTTCAACTGGAGCACGAATTCGCCGCTATCATGACAATGCAGGAGGATTTCGGATTCCCTTTCAATGAAAGAGCTGCGTTCGCGTTGGTCAATACGCTCAAGGCGAGGCGGTCCGAAATTCATGATCAACTTCAAGAAGTTTTTCCGCCAATTGTCGAAGAGCGTGTCTCAGAAAAGACGGGCAAGAAACTCAAGGACCGCGTCGTTCTATTTAATCCCGGTTCGCGTCAACAAACGGCACAACGTTTACGAGAGCGTTACCCTGAAATTAGTTTCTCCCAAACGGAGAAGGGTAATGTCAAGGTGGACGATGAAGTCCTTGAAAAGCTTGGTGCGAAATACCCGGAAGCTAAGCTCCTCGCTGAGTATCAAACGCTCAACAAAAGGCTTGGCCAGATTGCTGAAGGGAAAGAGGCGTGGCTGACACATAGTCGAGTTTTTGACGATAGTCGTATCCACGGTACAGTTATTACTAATGCATGTATCAGCGGGCGTTGCTCACACCGACGTCCCAATATGGCGCAGATTCCGAGTGTTGGTCATCAGTATGGGGCAGAATGTAGAGCTTTATTCGTTGCTCCTGTGGGGTGGCTTTTGTGCGGTTCTGATGCCAGCGGTCTGGAGCTGCGTGCTCTTGGTGCATGGTTAGCACACTTTGATGACGGTGAATATGCAAGGCTCGTTAGCACTGACGGCTTCGATATTCACACGCACAATGCAAAGTTGTTCGGCATATTTGATGGGCAGGGTGATATTTCAAAAGCGACTAGAGACTTAAGCAAGCGACTAATCTACGCCTTACTTTATGGCGCAGGTTCAAAGAAAGTTGGCAGCGTAATTGACCCAACTTTGAATGAATGGAAACAGGCTGATCTGGGCAAGGAGACTATTAACACCTTCTACAAAAATCTTCCGGCTATCAAACAGTTAAAAGATAAAATTGATGAGAGAATCTCAGAGCGTGGTTATCTAACCGGCATCGATGGACGACACCTTCAGATCCGATCGCGACATTCTGCTCTGAACCAGCTCCTGCAATCAACAGGAGCAATTACTGTCAAAAAAGCAACTACAATTCTTTATGATGACCTTAAGGAATTAGGATTGCGTTGGGGGCAGGATTATGCATTTGTTGCACACGTCCATGACGAAATACAATCACTTGTAAGACCACAATTTGTGGAGGCTTACCAGACCTTGGCTATTGCTTCGTTTAGAAAGTCTGGTGAATACTTCAACCTAAAGTGTCCTATGACCGGTGAGGCCCGGGTGGGACACAATTGGATGGAGACTCACTAAACAGCCGGTTTTGTGGGCCAGGTGGGGTTTGAGGGATTTGAAGTATTAGCTGGTAAATCACGCAAAGCCTGTCGGTAATCTCTCATTTCATCAGGCATTGTGACGTCGGTGTTTGCAAAATAGTCAGTCTCTGCAAGACGACGATTGCGCTCTTCACGCAATTCAACTAACGGCTGTGCAGCCTCAAGCCGATTAATCTCGGCCTGAAGTTCATCTGCGGTTGGTTGTGGATCAGCGTGTTGATACAGCTCAATCACGTCACCACGGATAACATATTCTGCGCCGGGGCGCAATGAAGAAAGCGCGTCGTGAAGTTGAAAAGTCATGCTGCCACCTCAATCAATGTGATGTAAGACGTGCCATCTATGGAGGATCCGTCAACGTTGAAATGAATTGCGCCGCTATTAGCGGTTGTATATGGCCTGCCTTGCGTTTTATATGTAATAGAAGAAGTGGAAGAAGGAGAGTCAAGCTTTGTTATTGCAATCCTGCCGAAAACATTAGTTATGCCTCCATAGTAAACATCAAAAGGCCCACCAGCATCGGATATTGGCTCATGAATGGTTGTAGAATCTCTGAGAATTTTCATACCCCCGCCCAAGCCGCTAGCAGTTCTTGAAACCTGATAGTCTTGGTCTACTATGACTAAAATCTTATTTGACGAGCTTGATGGAGTTATTGACGCTGATAAGCCCGTGTCAGTATAAGTAGTTGTTGAAACTGAGACTTGCGTGGACGTACTTGATTGAACAACCTGCAAAATGCTGCCGGTCGGCATGTTACTGGAGACAAGCGCACCAAACTCAAGCGTTCCGGCAGTGCTACCGTTTCTCAAAAACTGGTTCGCGCTTCCTTGAGAACTAGGAAACGTAAGATCTGCACCGTTGAGGTTCAAAGGCGATGATACTAATTGCGTTTTTGTTTGCGACATAATCCTGTCTAACACCTAAGAGTCACATGGGCTGATGTGATTCTTAACGTTTCTGTATAGTGTAATTCTAGTGGACCCAACTAAAGTTTGATCGCTCCTCAGAAGCACCATGGAATCACCCAAGCCCGCAATCAGCCAAGGGGCTCTCGACAAATTCAGCTATCTCGATCTTGTCGAGATGCACGAAGATCTTGAAGAATGGATGGAGGTCTGGCAAAACAGGCTGACTCAAATCCAAGAGGAAATCAAAAAGCGTATCGAAGATAACCTTTTGAAGAAATGAATATACTCAAGCAAGGGAAGTGGGACGTCCGCTTCCTAAAACTGGCCCACGAAGTTGCCAGCTGGAGTAAGGATCCCAGCACAAAAGTCGGCTGCGTGCTTGTCAAAGGCAAGAAAGTCATCAGCGTGGGCTACAACGGTCTGCCCATGGGTATCGAGGACTCCCTTGAACGCCTGACGGACCGTGAGCTCAAGTACGAAATGACGGTCCATGCAGAGGTCAATGCTGTTACAACTGCTGCATTGCATGGGGTCAGCACTTCTGGCTGCACTGCGTACGTCACTTTCCATCCATGCAGTCGCTGCGCTGCTGTACTTATTAATGCTGGTGTCTCTACCGTGGTTGTTTCAGCCCACGACATCAACTGCGATAGGTGGCTCGACAGCTTCCGACTTGCCGCATCACTTCTCAATGAGGCCGGAATCGGTCACGAAATTGTAGATCCCAACGTCAAATGAACCTCCTCCTCGCTTCTGCAAAATTCATCGGATCTGCTCAAACCGAGAGCGGTGTCCGTTGCATGCACGTCGAAATCCAAAACCAAGGGTCCAAGGCGCTGCCGGTCCCGGTGTACCTCATCCCCACAAGGGCTGCCGGTGACACGTTCGTGATCGATGCCTATGAACCAGGCACCCACCTGCTGTTCACTGGCCGGATGTATCCGAGCAAGAGCGACTACAAGATGTACATCGCTCCCACAACACCGTTCCAAACTGTCCCAGCCAACACGATCGTCAATCAAGTGACGGCTGCGGGTGGCGTCGG